CGACATCACCGATGAGGAGATCGATAGGTCTCTCACGACATCTAGAGTCATGATACAGCCAGGCCTATTTGCAAACGGCGTTGGGACTGCGAATAGCGCCGCATCGATAAGCCCGAACTTGATAGCTGCAAACTCCGCATGGAAATATGCGCCTAATACATTCTTCTATGAGGCTGGGGTCAAGTATGACCCCATAACTGGACAGGATAGTTAAAATGAGTAATTTACATGATGGTCTAAGAGATGCTTTGAATCTTCCAGAAGTACAGAGACAAGAGGCTCTCCCAGCAGTCATAGAGCAAACTGATGGTTCCGACGACCTTGAGGTAGATTACAAAGAGGCGCGAAACAATCTAAAGGATGTCATAGGTAAGGGTAAAGAGGCACTTGATAACCTCTTAACCATGGCCAAAGACATGGATTCTCCTCGTGCATATGAGGTCGTCGGGCAGCTCATCAAGACCATATCAGACGTAAACAAAGATTTGCTTGACATCCATAAGCGCAATAAAGATATCAGAGGTGAGACTGCTTCACCCAGCACGGTAGTCAACAATGCTGTGTTCATCGGTAGCACGGCTGACCTGCAGGCCATCATAAACGGACGCAAGGAAGACATCATCGACAGCGAGGCGTCAGATGTCTGATAGCTATCTTGGTAACCCCACCCTAAAGAAAGCTGGCATCAAGATAAACTTCACGGAAGATCAGATCCGTGAATACCACAAATGCGCCAAAGACCCTGAATATTTCATCGAAAATTATATGAAGATCGTCAGCGTCGACCGCGGCCTCATCAACTTTGGGTTATATCCATATCAGCGCAAGATGGTGAGAACCTTTAAGGACAATCGATTCTCTATCTGTAAGATGCCTCGTCAGTCTGGTAAATCGACGACCGTTACTGGGTATATGCTGTGGCTGATATTGTTTCATGACAATCAGAGCATCGCGATCCTTGCTAACAAAGGCAGCCTTGCGCGAGACATGCTTTCAAAGATACAGCTAGCATATGAGCATATACCTAAGTGGATGCAGCAAGGTATCGTCATATGGAACAAGGGTAATATCGAACTTGAGAACGGTTCAAAGATACTAGCATCTGCGACTTCTGCTAGCGCCATCCGCGGCGGTTCTTATAACCTGATCTTCCTAGACGAGTTTGCATTCGTGCCTCGCAATATCGCCGAGGAGTTTTTTGCATCCGTCTATCCGACGATCAGCTCAGGTAAGACATCCAAGATCATCGTGGTGTCCACGCCAAACGGTCTAAACCATTACTATAAGATGTGGGTCGATGCTACCGAGAAGCGCAGCGAGTATGTCCCTATCGAGGTGCATTGGAAAGATACTCCAGGTCGCGATGACAAGTGGCGCGAACAGACCATTCGCAATACCAGCGAAGAACAATTCAAGCAGGAGTTTGAGACAGAGTTCCTTGGTAGCACTCTCACCCTAATCTCAGGCACTAAGCTTAGGTCCATGGCCTTCAAGAACGTGTCGAAGGATGCTTGGGGTGTGGACATATATCATCAGCCTGAATATAAGCACACATATGCCATCATAGTTGACACAGGTCATGGGGTCGGTCTAGACTATTCTGCATTCACCGTGATAGATGTGTCACAGGTACCCTATAGATTAGTCGCAAAATATAAAAACAATACGGTCGTTTCTTCGTTCTATCCTGAGATCATCGCGAGATATGCTAAGGCATATAACAACGCATATGTCTTGGTCGAAACTAATGACATCGGCAAGACCGTAGCCGAGACTTTACATCGGGACCTAGAATGCGATAATGTCCTCTGGACCACGCAGATGGGACGGGCAGGGCAACAGCTCAGCGCAGGTTTCTCAGGTCGCTCCCAGCTAGGTGTCACGACATCAAGGTTTGTCAAGGCCGTCGGATGCTCTAGTCTGAAGGAGCTGATCGAAGGTGACAAGCTGATAATCGAAGATTTTGATACGATTGAGGAGCTGTCAAACTTCGTATCTAAAGGTAGTAGCTATGAGGCCGAAGAAGGCTATAATGACGACCTTGTGATGACGCTAGTCTTATTTGGTTGGCTTGCGAAGCAGTTATATTTCAAAGAGCTAACCGATATAGATATACGACATCGCATAGCTGAAGAAAAGCTGCGAGAGATGGATGAGGACTTGCTACCGGTAGGGTTTTACGACGATGGCTCGATGGATGATCCCATGGCCCTCGACGGCTCCTCTGGTGATGGTGAATGGCTGGATCGTTGGATCCGGGTCTGATGGCTTTTTTATAAATATCCAGGATGAGTATACATCAGACACCTTAGGAGGAAATGATCATGCCATTTCAAGTCTCTCCCGGCGTGAATGTCAGCGAAATTGACCTATCCACGATCGTCCCTGCCGTTAGCACGACAGAAGGCGCCATTGCCGGTCATTTTCGTTGGGGTCCAGTGCAGAAGCGAGTTCTTATCGATACCGAAGATTCTCTCGCTGTGCAATTTGGAAAGCCCAATTCAAACACAGCCTCAGATTTCTTTACCGCCGCTAGCTTCCTTGGCTACGGCAATAAGCTGTACGTTGTGCGCGTCATCAATGAAGCTGGAACTACGAGCAATGCTCGTAACGCCACGACTAATGCCGCCAACACGACCAACACGGTCATCAAGAGCGATGATGACTATGAGCTAAACTTCTCAAGCGGTATCTCAGGTGTCGGTAGCTGGGTTGCGAAGTATCCAGGTGAGCTTGGCAATTCATTGCGCGTGTCAGTCTGCTCGACTGCCAATGCGTGGAATAGCACGCTGACAGGTACGCTATCTTTCACCAATAACAGCGTCACCGTCACAGGTTCTGGCACGTCATTCGTGAACCAGATCCGCGTCGGGGACATCCTGCTTGCTGGCCCAGATAAGAGTGAAGTGAAGGTCGCCTCTGTGACCAACACGACTTCTCTTGTGCTACAGTCAAAGTACGTCGGTAACACCGCTACTGGATTGACCACGACTCGCCGTTGGGAGTTCTATAACTTCTTTGATGCTGCTCCGGGTTCCTCGGAATACGTCTCAAAGCAGGGTGGTTCAAGCGATGAGATGCATATCGTCGTGGCGGATGAAGATGGCCTCTGGTCAGGTCGTGCTAATACCGTCATCGAGAGGTTTGCTGCCGTATCTAAGGCCTCAGATGCATTGACGCAAGATGGCGCCACAAATTATTACAAGAACGTTATTAACGATCGTTCTCAGTATGTGTGGTGGACTGCCCATCCTACAGGCATCACCAACGCAGGTAAGCCTGCTGCCGGTGTCAGCTTTGGTGCGGGTACGCAAAGCCGTCCGTTCAGCGACTCTCTCGTCCTTGGTCGCGATGGTAACGTGCCTCGCTCAGCCGATTACATCGTCGGATATAACAAGTTTGCGAACCCGGAAGAAGTCGACGTATCTCTCATCCTGACGGGTGATGGTAATCAGACTAAAGCCGTGCATGTCATCAATAACGTGGCTGAAGCCCGCAAGGACTGCATCGCGGTGATCTCTCCGCGGCGCGCCGACGTGGTCAATAACTCTAACTACATCGGTAAGGAAGTCGATGATTCGATCACCTTCCGTAACCTGCTTCCGTCATCTTCTTACGCGGTGATTGATAGCGGCTACAAGTATGTGTATGACAAATATAACGATCTATATCGCTATGTTCCTCTGAACGGCGACACCGCTGGTCTGATGGTGCGTACCGATAATGAGCGCGACCCATGGTTCAGCCCAGCTGGCTTCAATCGTGGTCAGGTCAAGAACGTGATCAAGCTATCATTCAACCCGACTAAGGGTCAGCGCGACCAGCTGTATAAAAGCGGCATCAATCCAGTATCTACATTCCCTGGTCAGGGTACGGTGCTATTCGGTGACAAGACATTGCTTGCGAAGCCGTCAGCTTTTGACCGCATCAACGTCCGCCGTCTATTCATCGTGCTTGAGAAGGCCATTAGCACGGCTGCGAAGTTTACTCTGTTCGAGTTCAACGATGAGTTTACTCGCGCTCAGTTCCGCAACCTGGTCGAGCCTTTCCTTCGTGATGTGCAAGGGCGCCGCGGTATCTATGACTTCCGCGTGGTATGCGATGAGACCAACAACACTCCTGAGGTCATCGACCGTAACGAGTTTGTCGGCGACATCTACGTGAAGCCTGCGCGCTCGATTAACTTCATCCAGCTAAACTTCGTCGCTGTCCGCACCGGCGTCGAGTTCACCGAAATCGTCGGTCGGGCCTAAGGCGCGGTAAGGAGGAGATAAGACATGGCTTTTAATGTCTCTGAGTTTGCATCGGCCGGCCTCCCACTAGGTGGGGCCCGCCCTTCGCTCTTTAGCGTAATCATCGACACACCATCTGGGGTTCCGAATATCGGGGCACGTGTTTCTTTCACATGCCGCGCGTCACAGATCCCACAGAGCTCAGTCGGAGTGATCGAGCAGGCCTACTACGGTCGGCGCATCAAGATCGCCGGCACTCGCACGTTTGCTAACTGGCGCGTCGATATCCTGAACGATGAAGATTTCCAGGTGCGTCATGCGATGGAAGTGTGGAGCAATGCGATTAACTCGCACCAGGCAAACCTACGTGCGCCTCAGCTTGCGACCTCAGCTTCATATCGCACCACAGCCACAGTGACGCAATATGCTAAGACTGGCGAATCGCTACGCACGTATCGTTTCGTCAACATCTTCCCAACCGAAATCGGCGCAATCGACCTCGCTTGGGATCAAGGTGAACAGATCGAGACTTTCCCGGTCGAGTTTGCTTATGATTATTGGGACCTGACAACACCAGGTACGACAGGTGAGCTGGTCGTCTAAAGACGTCGCCAGCGGAACTCACGATAGGTCCGCTAAATATGGCGGACCTATTTTTTTTGAGGGCATTCTATGGCGATAGAGTTATTCGGCTTCCGTATAGGTAAGGCTGACGAGGATGCCAAGAAGGCCGTACAGATCCCTTCGTTCGTTCCAGAACAGAAGGATGACGGCGCGGTTGAGATTGCTCCTGGTGGCGCATATGGCACATTCGTCGATCTAGAAGGAACAGCCAAGAGCGAGGCTGAGCTCATCACTCGCTATCGTGAGATGTCTATGAACCCAGAGGTCGAGGCCGCTGTGGATGACATCGTCAATGAGGCTTTGGTGACAGATCAAGATGCATCCGTAGTTCGCATCTCAATGGATGACTTGAAGCAACCAGATCGAATCAAGAAGCGCATAGAGCAAGAGTTTGACGAAGTCCTTGAACTGTTGGATTTCTCAAACATATGCTACGAGATTTTCCGCCGTTGGTATGTGGACGGTCGGCTCTATTATCACATCATGATAGACGTATCTAATCCTCGTGACGGCATCAAGGAGCTACGTTACGTCGATCCTCGCCGCATCCGTAAGGTGCGCGTGCCTCAGAAGAAAGAAAACGGCGACGCGACAAAAGGTAAGAATCCGACTGTCCCTGCATATTCAGAATACTATCTGTATAACCCTGCAGGTCTAGCAGGCGCCGCATATTCTCAAGGCATCAAGATTTCACCTGACTCGATCTGCTACGTTAACTCTGGCCTGCTTGACAACCGTAATCGCATGGTGCTTTCTCACCTGCATAAGGCCATCAAGCCTCTAAACCAGACACGCATGTTGGAAGATGCGGTAGTGATCTATCGCCTGAGCCGCGCTCCTGAGCGCCGCATATTCTACATCGACGTGGGTAACCTACCTAAGCCTAAGGCTGAGCAATACCTGCGCGACATGATGATCCGTCATAAGAACCGCTTGGTCTATGATGCATCGACTGGTGAGGTCCGCGATGACCGCAAGTTCATGACCATGCTTGAAGACTTTTGGCTACCGCGCCGCGAAGGAGCACGTGGTACCGAGATCACCACTTTGCCAGGTGGTCAGAACTTAGGTGAGATGGCGGATGTAGACTACTTCAGGAAGAAGCTATACCAGTCTCTATCTGTGCCGATCTCACGCCTTGAGCCCGACGGACAGTTTAGCATCGGTCGCTCGAATGAGATCACTCGCGATGAGGTCAAGTTCTCACGTTTCATTGGTCGCCTACGTCACCGCTTCACGATGCTGTTTGATCACCTGATGGAGATCCAGCTAGCACTCAAGGGTGTGATGTCACGCGAAGAGTGGCGTGAGATGCGGTCATACATCAAGTATGACTTTCAGAAAGATAACTATTTCACCGAGCTTAAAGATCAAGAGATATTGACATCAAGACTATCGCTTCTAGGTCAGATCGATCCGTATATAAACAGATATTATACTAAGAAGTGGGTGCAGAAAAACGTGCTTCGTATGTCTGACGAGGACATAGAGGAGCTTGAGTCTGAGATGGAAGAGTCAAATGCTGATGAGCTTGACAAAAACATCATGGCCGCTAAGTCTCAACCTGAGTCTGACGAACAGCCGCCGCAGAAGGTACCTACCGAGGAATCCTTTGCACCTAAACCTTTGACAGAGGAAGATAAGAGGCTAATAGACCGAATGACTAGGGTATTAGAAGATACCATAGTGTCAAAAGATGACCATGACATCTTGAATAGGTTTTGACAAATATGGACGCCTTGCAGTCAGCTAAGATCCTAGCTGCGGCGTTAAAGGTCGCACAGACCGAGGCGGCAAAGGTTAAGGCTGATCTTATCAATGAGATTCGTGAGGGTCCTCAAGGCCCACCTGGACCCGCAGGTCCTGCTGGTGGTCCTATGGGCCCTCCTGGTCACATGGGTCCACCTGGTCCTCAAGGACACCCAGGTCCTAAGGGTGACAAGGGCGATAAAGGTGATCAAGGTCCTCCTGGTAAAGATGGCGCGCCTGGTGAAAAAGGTCAGCGCGGCGAAAGAGGGTTCCAGGGTGAAAGAGGAGACCAAGGCGAAGTCGGTCCTCAGGGTGAGCAAGGACCGAGAGGTGAGCCTGGTCTAAGAGGTCTAAAAGGCGAGAAAGGTGATGTAGGCGACGTCGGTCCACAGGGACCAGTCGGACCACAGGGTGAGAGAGGCCCTGTAGGTATACAAGGTGAAAAGGGTGATATCGGGCCGCAAGGTGAGATAGGCCCACAAGGTCCCAAAGGTGACAAAGGCGACCCCGGACCACAGGGTCCTGATGGTGAGCAAGGTCCTAGAGGATTACAAGGACCTAAGGGCGACAAAGGCGATAAGGGTGACACAGGGCCACAGGGTCCGATAGGTCCTCAAGGCGAACGTGGTCCTGAAGGCCCAGCAGCAAACTTAGCTGTCGTCAATGAAAAGATCGAGTCATTTGAGAAACGAGTTGCCTCCCAGATAGCAGGCTAGCAACTAGCGTGGTGACTTCGACACCAGGATCAGGTGAAGTCAATCTGCATCGTTTAGATGACGTAGACTATGATACCGTCAAGTTTCCTGCAAATAACCAAGTTCTTACCTATAGCTCATCTCTTGGGAAATGGTATGCTGCAAACTCATCTGGTGGCGGGGGTAGCGGTGTTAGTTTAGCTGTATTCAATTTAGCTCTAGCTAATACAAACTTATCAATCAATAATGTCAAGACAAACCTGACATCTACAAATACTGCGCTTCGTATTCTTATTAGCGATCGTCTGCAAGTTGCGAATGCTGCGGCCATATATCAGACTAAAGTAATTGAACGTGCTGCCCTTGCAAACACTAATTCTTATATTGCAACTAGATCCTCTTGGGCTGCTTTAACTAGCACGAATACGGCTATTCGTCAATATGTCGATACATCCGTAGCTGCTTTAGTCAATTCTGCGCCTACAACTTTAAATACTCTAAAAGAATTGGCAACTGCTTTAGGTGATGATTCTAATTTTTCTACCACAATCACGACTTTAATCGGTTCAAAGGCATCTAATAATTATGTAAATCAGATACTTGCAAATACAAACTTATCAATCAATAATGTCAAGACAAACCTGACATCTACAAATACTACGCTTCGTACCTTAATTGGTGGAAGATTACAGGTGTCAAACTCGTTCAGCTCATTGACAGTCAGGTCATCTAATACTGCATCTGTCACTACCAAACAATCTGACCTGACTTTAAACTCTGCGATTGTCGCAAATCCTGCAGGTCACTTTAGCATAGTGATCTCTGGGACGACATACAAAATACCTTATTTCCTATAAGGTAGACACAGGAAGTTATAAATATACCATCATGAAAGTAAGCAAGGAGCGATGTGATGACTTCTCTTGAAAAAATCGAAGCTGCTATCAGTAACCTGGTTGACGGTAATTCTCTTGGGTTTTCCCAAAATATTCAGGCCGCTCTGATGGATAAGCTGGTTGATAGGATGGAGATTGAGAAGATCAATGTTGCGTCCAAGATGTTCGGTGATGCGGATGTAGAGCAGCAATCTTCGGAGGACGCAGATGCCTAAAAAGTTCAACGATCTAAAAGAACAAGCGTTGCGTCTACGTGAGGCAGCATATGTTGCCACCTTGACGCCTAAGAAGCGTACATACCGCTCAGATACTTCTGTCGATGATGATGAGTCTCCTTCTCTTGAGCCAAAAGCTGCTGGTGAAAAAGCCTTCAAGGCGATGCATACTTCCACCACGACAGACTTTGGTGATCAAGATGCAAACATCAATCAAGCTGATACTAAGCGCAGGATTCATCATCGTGCAGGTGATGAACCTAAGGTCGGTGAGCGTCAAAAAATTACCCAGGGCACATCAACTGTAAAAGGTCCTGAGCTAGGTTCTTATACAAAGCAGACACCGACAAATTATGCTGATAAGCGCGGCGGCGAAACATCACCAGTCCGCACTTCACCATCAGCGGTTACTCCGTTTGCTGCAAAGACACCTAGAGTGTCAATCAAGCAGTTCCGTGAATCAATGCAATTTGGCATCCTTCGCATCGTCGAATCTCGCATCGGTGGTCGCGTGATTTTCGAAGATGGTCACGTCGATGTGGCTGATACAATCGCTGAAAAGCTAGCTGAGGTATATTCTCTGCTTGAAGATGAGAACGCTAAGAGGTTCATCGAGATTGGGTCATCAAGCGCCCAAGGTCTACGTGACCTGATCGACTTTGCGTTTAACGCTGAGGAATCTGAAGATGGCCATTGATCGCGTAGTCAATAAAGGCATCAAGGGTGGATATGTCACTGGCAACTTTTCTGCTGGTGGTTACATCGCCCTAAACAGCTCCAATGCTGTTGTGGCTGCTAACTCAGCAGGTGAGACCGTTCAAGAAATGGCTATTTCAGTTGTATCTTGGGCAGCTGCAAATGGCGTAACATTCAATATCAAGCGCGGCGCCAACAATGTATTAAATCTTGCATTAACTGGCACAATGGATTTTCAAGCTGCTGGTATTGGTCTTGAGACAGGTGGTGAAGCTGCTGCAAATGTTGTAGTGACCAGGTCTGGCACCGGTCCTGCATCATTGGTGATTAAGTTACACAAACGTCCGGCAATCACCGGCGGCTCATCTTACTAAGGAATAACTTCAATGAAACTCATATGCGAAGTCAATGAAGAATTGAAAGTTATTACTGAAGCCAATGAACGCGGCGGTAAGAGTTACTTCATTGAAGGCGTGTTCATGCAGGCCGAACAGAAGAACCGCAATAATCGTCCATACCC